CCTGACATTTCACCTTGATAAGATTCATCAAAGTGCTCAAGGTTTTCTTCACCATAGAGTTCAATGAACGCTTTAATAGCATCTACATCATAACCATCATCAATGAGTTGTTGAATGTTATCATTGTCAGGATATTCTTCAATCAGAGTATCCTTTTCAACTTGTGCAGTTGTAATACCTTTGGCATCCATAATTGCCTCATAAAATGCAGTGAACAGCACTTTAGTGTTGTTACCTTCAACCTGACAATAACCGCACTTAATTGCCATATCAGTGCGAGATAATCCCTGTTCAGTGTAAAGTGAAACAGCGTTGAGAAGTTCTTGACCTTTGAGCATAATTGGAAGAGTGTTCATACTATAGAAACAATTTGGAGGTGAGTAACTTTGAAGAGGAGTAAATTCTTGTTTATAATAAAATCTCAAACATAGTGCTTTGCAAGTGTAATCACTTGATCATCTTTAACAATACAATTCGGACCAACTTTAGTCTCGAATTGATGATAGATTGCATCAGGAGATTCACCCTCCCAAGAAATCCAATCAGTCAAAGATGAACACATCTCTTTAACAGTTTTGATACCACGATAAGTGGCATCATAATGTTCTTCAAGAACAGAAAGTGCATAGCGAAAAGTCATTTCGTTTTTCATAGTGTTGTTCATACAACTAGAACACTTTCGAGGTGAGTAACTTTTATTCCTCTAAAAGATGTGGATAATACTCTTCAACTTCAGTAATCAATTCATCAACTGAATACTGATCATAACTCTCACTCATGTTATCATAAAGAATTGCCATCATAGTTTTAATATCCATATCATCCAAAATCTGGTCAATAAGTTGTTCTTGAAGTGCATCACGATCAATGATTTTGTCGTTGGTTTCAGTCATTTTTATGTGAAGATAAGATTTGATAAGTGAAATAAATCAACCAACACATGCCATTGGCATATATTCTTCACGGGGCATTTTGTCGGTATTGTAACCAGTAACCTCAGCACCTTTAGCAATACGCGATGCCCATTCATTCTTGGCATCAATCATACCAACCACACTATAGGATTTTTGACCATTAACACGGAAAGTCACACGCTTGATGAAACGCTTGACAACAACTTTCATACCCTTAACATCATCTGCTTCAGCAATAAATGCTTCGGGGAAGAAGTCAACAATGGTTGCAGAGTTAGTGAGTTGCATAATGAAAAAAGAAACGATGCTTACAATACTAAAACAGTTTGGAGGTGAGTAAGTTTTTACAGTGGTAATTGTGCCATTGAACTACTATTTTTAGGCACAATTAGTTCCTCCATAATAATTTGCTTTGGTAGAAAGTTCCAACAATAATAACTCGAACTAAACGTAATCTTATCGTTTGGTCTACCATCAGGAGCAGTAAACTTCATTCGCTTGTCAAACATCAACAACTGCAATTCTTTGTCCTTAAATAACTGCTTCGGTGCAGAATCATTCAACCAAGTGTTAGTCATTATCAATGCAAATGGTTTGTTGAATGACAATGCTCGCTCAAAAAATTTACGCTTGTTTTTGAATGGAGGGTTAGAAACTATCACATCCCAATGTACTTCAGGTTCCCAAGTTAGAAAGTCTTGACCACAATCAAGGTGAGACATTACGATAGGATTAGTCTTGGAAATTTGTTGAACAAATTCACTTTCTACCTTATCAAATGGACACCAAACAGTTACATTTTTGGGAATATATTTTAAGATGGGAGTGACACCATATGCAGGTGTATATGCTTCATCACCACCACCGTGATTATATGCTAGTTTTTTAGAGTCAATCGTCATACAATTTGAGTTCCAAACTTATAGATTTCTGCTTTAGATAGATTGGCAGAAAGACGAGGATCTTTATGATTACCTTTGATCTTACGTTCCCAATCTTTATTTAATTTGGGAAGAAGAATGCCCAGAACATCATTACCAGTCAGTTTCCAAACTTCCACAACTTTGCCACCATCATAGCGAGCAATGTAGTGGTTAGCATACTTACCAAGTTTCTCTTCAATTAAATAGCGCTCTTGCTCTTCCCAGGTATCTTGAACACTGATACCATTATACGTTCCATTGATAGAATTGGCAATGGTAGATTTATACTCACACTCACCATCTCCATCAAAAGCATCAGCACCAGAATAGGTTTCTGCTACTTTATGCCCAAGAATACCAGCAAGGTGAATCTCACGAGAGCGAGCATAACTGAAAGGATCTCCCCAACCCTGTTCTTCACAAAGTTGATACATTTGCTCAAATAGTTGCTGGAATTGTTGTTCGGGAGTCATCGTTTGAATGATGCTTACACTATAAGAACACTTTGGAGGTGAGTAACTTTTATCTCACCAAATGTTTGTCCAACGAGTGTGATTTTCTTTGGAAAGTCTTCCTTCCTTCAACATGTTATCACACACATTAACGAAGACTTGAAACTTTTCCTCACGGTTGAGAATATGACCACAAGCAGCAGTCTTAATTACTTTGAGAACTTGTGCTTTGGAAGTAATCATGAGTCGAGAGGAATAATGTTGTATTCAGTAAAGTTAGGATACTCTGTTTCTACCCACTTCGATAACTTATTATTCTGTGATTTGATACCCTTATGCGTCTTTGGTTTAGTGGGCATTGACTTTAGAAAAGATAACGAACCATCATCAGTTGTCACCTCAATCTTATATGTTGCAATTGTGGTTTTCATTCTTCAATAGTAATGGAGTGAATCATAAAGTCAGGATTGAGACGCTTACATGTTGCAATCGCATCCTCTTTTGTCTCTTTGATGTAACTCAAACTGTCGTTCATAATCCAACCATTAGCGCGTTGAAATTGTCCGTGAAGAATGAATTTAACCTCTTGCATAGTGATAATCAACCTCCGAAGTTGTCATCCATGAATGCACTATCCTGCCCACGCTCATTGTAAGGATCGGGACCAAACATTTCCTCAAAGAGATTAAGATCTTGACGATCGTATTGATCATTCACAACCCAAATCTCTTGCTTGACCCATGCTAACTCTGTTTCGAGTTTGTGCATCTTTTCACGAAGATCATAGAGTTTTTGGTTCCGTTCAGTGATTGTCATTTTGTTGTTCATAGTGTTGTTCATACAACTACGACACTTTCGAGGTGAGTAACTTTCAAAATGCCAAACATGCCCAACGATCTAACATCGTGCCATAATGTTTGTTGATAGTTCGAGTCACAACTTCATTACACTCACTATCACAAAAACCCCATTCTTGATATGCTCCAAGATAACGATACATTACACTTTGAGTGTTGATTGCATCATCACTATCAGCAAGAAGTAGGGTAAAAAAATTATTTACGGTGTCAATTACATCATCAGGAGTGTCAATGTAACATTCCCATTCGCTACGCTTGAGTGTGACTGTTTTCATGATTGATTCAGGATACAACATCATATTCAATTGATTTTATACAATAACCAGTATTGTCACTGATAACATCAACTAATTGTTCTTCAGTTGGTGAATCCCATAAACACTCTTTTACATCTTCGATAATACTATCTTTATCTGATTCTGTAATGTCCTCATAGTCAAAATCAAACTCAATTTGTTTCACTTGGTAAAATACTTTCATAATGAAGAATTGTGGTTTGTCATACTATAAGGACACTTTCAAGGTGAGTAACTTTAATTACTCTTGAATTTATCCCACAAGTATAAAATTAAAATTCCAACACCAAAAGGAACAACAATAGTCCAGTATTCAATTAACAACCAAACAAAGAAAACTAATCCAGCAAGAAAACACCAACCAATCGCATCTCCTACACTTCCTGATTCACTAGGTGAATTGTAAGATTTACAACAAAGAACCAAACAACCTGGATTCTTACGCTGTACTCTTGAAATAGCGTCTGAAGATGTTAGTGCTTCAACAGTTTCTGTGTATGGTTGAAAATAATCACCAGCACCAGTTCCATATTGGTGCCGAACCTCAATTTCATACAGCATACTCATCATCAATTAAAGAATCATCGGGCAAATTGTTTGCTCTGCTCTTCATCCTATTCAGTTTAGAAACAGTCCAACCATTTGCCTCTGCATCATGAACAACTCCGTCAAGTTGCTTACGCTCATTTTCAGTATGATAATGTCTTTGATTATTCATAATTAACTCTGAATAGGTTTGTTGATATTATAGCACAGTTTTTTAATCTTGAGTTTTAAATGCGAATGTTTAACTCCAGGAACAATAACTTCCTCTGCACGATTGATACGAAATGGTGATGCTGTGTCCAGCATAAACGCAAGATAATTGAGTTCTTTTTCTGTAAAGTCCATTGTAGATTGATGAAAAGAAATGATCAACGCTGGTAGAGATAACTACCCGCCCAGTCTGCATGTTCCAACAACCATTCACGCTGCTCAATGATTCGTAGATCATAACGAACACCTTTGGCAGGAGATTTGAATGATGCCGCTTTGTAAACTTCACCAGTCTTCTTATCAACAAAAGCATGAACACTGCGGGAAGGTCCGAGACGACTAGAACCACCATCAGTTTCCATAATGATTTTGTGATACTTTCTACCAGTTTCGATGTAGAACTTGTAAGGTTGAGAGTTGGGATAACTGTTTTTGAAATCAAGTTCAAGTGCATCACACAACATCAGCGTGTATTTACGCGCATTTAGTTGAATTTGGTTGCGTGCATCTTGAGTAGCAACAAAATCAGCAAATTCAGTGGATGGCATAAAATTGAATGGTGCTTACAATATAAGGACAGTTTGGAGGTGAGTAACTTTAATTCACCAAGTTTTCTCCATCAGAAAATTTGCTTTGCTAAACTCTTGACGATCAATAACCTTAAATGAACCATATTGATTGTGAATAACATACCCTTCATGTAGTGTATGCATAGGTCCAATCATACACCCAATGTCGTCGCGTTCATCAATGAAGCAGAACAAATCTTCCTTGATAGTTGCAACCAACTTCCACAATCGCATTACATTGATGTCAATATCGAATTTTTCTGCAATTTCATCTTCGTCAATGTCATTCTCATTGCGAATGCAGTCATTGATATGTTTTTTGACTTTTGCAGCAGTTTTGTCATTCAACCAAGAAAACCGACACAAAGTTGCCATTTGTTTAGCAAACTTACAAATATCTGCCAAATCTTCACGATAAGAGTTCAATGCAACTTCAGGTTGCACAAACAAACATTTATCAGTGCTGATGAGTTTTGTTGTTAAAGGTGAGAAAGATACATTACGAAGGTCATTACCAGCACCATAAATTGTATGTGGTGCAATAATAATATCCTCTGCGATTATTTCAGGAAAGATGTAAGTAATCGTGTTGGGGCGATAACTATCACTGCCACCATAACCAATAAAATCACCTTGAATGATAGAATTTGTGCGAGGTAAGCAATCAAAGCAAGCGTGAAGAATACGCGCAACTTTACCCTCATAGAACGCATCAATTTCTTCATGAGAATGTGCAATGCGAATCTTTACTTTGTTGAACACTGCTTTGGTGCCAACAAAAAATGTGCCAGTTGCAGGATCTGTTCCCCACACAATAGCAGGAGCACCATCAATTTTTGTGCTGATGATACTATCAGGTTCAGAAAACCAGTCAAGAACTGATAGATTACCAGTTAGAATTGAATCTTCAGGATGTTCAATGTGCTTGTTTTGCATTGATTGCTTGCTCATACTATAAGAACAGTTTGGAGGTGAGTAACTTTAATTACCCATAGCGTTCCATATATTCATCAAGTGTAAATTCTTCGTCAGTCCATGTTTCTTCAATCAATTGTTCTGGTGTTAATTTCTCCATTGATTCACGAAACTCTTCTGGACTGGGATCATTTTCTGGATCAAAATCATCATGACACAACCAATCCCACTCCGCACATAATGCGTCTACAAGTTGTTCTTTAGTATATTTCATGAAGATAGTTCTCAAGAAATAACTTCGTCGATAGATGTTTGAACTTTCTCCATCAATGCAGTTCGTTGTTCAGTGGTAATCAAATTATTGCGAGAAAAATTAATAAAAGTAATTAATCCAATGATTTCCATAATACCATTAAAAACTGGAATACTATCAATAACCACCACAACTTCATGAAGAATAAGTTGTGCAATAATTACAACAACAAAAATACCAACACTGATTCCAATGTTTTTGAGAAGTTCATTGGAAACATTTTCTTGAACAAAAGTTTTTACTTGTGCAATTTTTTCGTTCATTTGTTTTTAATAAGTGATTTGTGGAGATATGTGTCCCCCACACTATAAGAACAGTTTGGAGGTGAGTAACTTTATTTCAGTTCAATTCGGTCAAACAAAACCATGCAAAGATCAAAGAACAAATCATCATCCATTTCACCCATTGTTTTGTGTAGAGATTGAGTAATCAAATCTTGCATCATTTCTGCATATTTTTCATTTTCATAAATGTTGCTGATAACATCAAGTTTAACTGCATCAGCAATCTTACTGATAGTTTGATTGGAAAGTGCCATAATTAAACGAATGAATAAAGAAACCCACATAAGGAGGATTTTGCAAGCATTGTAGCGTCTCCTAGACGCCTCTGGTGAGTTCTACACTATAAGAACACTTTAGAGGTGAGGAACATATAAGGTGCCGTATTTGCCAAAAGTTTCCTTAAATCTATTCAAATCTTTACCCAAGTAAATGATAGCAGATTGGAAAGGTGCAGCACCTTTTCCACTACCAAACTTCAGACGTTTGTTGACAGCAATCCATGGATATTTGGTGATTGCTCTCCACCATTTGGTAGAAACATCTAATTTGATGAGAAGAACCATTTCTTTTGCATTTCCACATTCATACTGTAGTGCAGCATACGGAACCCAAGTTTTAGAATCAGAATAAGGATGATTCATAAAAACTTTACCCATCCATGGATGTGCTAAACCATTCGTTTCTTCAGTATAAAGAACCTTGGCAGGTACGTTAGGATTGTCTACATCATTACAACACGGGTCAGTATCAATCTGCCCATCAAAGAACTTAACAACATCACCAACA